GTGTGAAAATAACTAAATAAATAAGAATAAATAGAATAGACATTAATAGAGAAGAATCGATATGGCAGGAATTGTTACATACAAGTTTAGATTAAATAATGCTACTCAGTTCTACGAGTCATTTACTGAGGCGGCTAATATTAATACTAGGTATTATATGTTTTTAGCTAGGTCTAATGCTTGGAGTGATGATTCAAGTCCTCCTACACCTACTGATAGTATTCAAAATACAGATTTTAATATCTGGCGGAATATGTTAGCGGCTAAAAGAGTAAATACTTCTGATATTAGATTTGCTATTACTAGATACACTTGGACAACCGGTACTGTATATACACCATATTCTCATAGAAATACTGCTTTATATAGTAGTTCTTTCTATGTAGTCACTTCTACTTATAATGTATATAAATGTATGGATAATAATAATGGGGCTGTTTCAACGGTAGAACCTATTTCTACCGGTACAGGAATTTTTAAAACGTCTGATGATTATCAGTGGAAATTTATGTATAATATTAGTACATCTGATGTTCTAAAATTTGTCACCACTGGTTATATTCCTGTAAAAACATTAACTGCCGATGATAGTTCTAGTCAATGGACCGTTCAACAGGCCTCTGTTAATGGTGCTGTGGAATTCGTTAAAGTTAATGCTGGTGGTACTAACTATCTCGGCACCAACGGATCCTTTGCTTCTATAGCAAACTCATCTACAATGGCTTTATCTTCTCATTCTAGTGGTACTGATAATATTTACAATTACTCTTCAATTTATATTAGTGGGGGATTAGGATCTGGTCAGTTAAGAAGAATTATTAATTATGTTGGTGCTACTAAAACAATTACTGTTAATGGTGCTTTCAATACTAGTCCCAATACAACATCTACTTATTATGTTGGGCCACGTGTTAGTGTAGTAGGAGATGGTAGTGGTTCTTTAGCATATGCTAACGTTACGCTCCCAGCTTTAGCATCATCAGCAACTGGTAATAGTATTAATGAAATTATTATTGTCAATCGAGGAACCAATTATTCTAAGTATGAAATTGTTATTAATGCAAATACTTCTCATGGTGCTAGTGCTACGGCTAATGGTTCAATTGCTCCCATAGGTGGTCACGGATCAGATCCAGTGAAAGAATTAGGTGGCTATAATGTAATGTTATCTTTGAAGATCGATGGCGATGAAACAGGCACATTATTTACAAACAATGATTTCCGTGTAGTAGGTCTAGTCTCAAATCCACTGTTATATAGTGGTTTACAAGCTAATGGTACTGTATATGATCTAACTACTAAATTAACAGTAACTGCTAAAACGGCTGCATTATCTGGTGACGAGATTATTACTGGAGGTACAAGTGGTGCTCAAGGAAGATATGTTACTTTTGCGAATACTAATGCAACCGGTACTACTGGTGTTATTAGTGTAACAGGCATAACAGGCACATTTGTTGCTTCAGAAGCATTAACTGGTAATACTTCCAGTGTGACCGCTACCGTGGCTTCTATAAATACTAGAGACTTGAAAGACTTTGAAGGTGATATTCTTTATGTAGAAAATCGTCTCCCAGTGTCTAGATCATCAGATCAGAGTGAAGACATTAAACTTATTGTACGGTACTAAGGTATAAAACATGGCATTAGAGACTAACTTCAACGTATCACCATACTTTGACGATTTTGAAACAAGTGCAAAGGTTAAAAGATATCATAAGATACTCTTTAAGCCTGGTGTAGCTGTACAAACTCGCGAATTAACTCAATTACAAGCGATGCTACAAGAACAAGTAGCACGATTTGGTGCAGATATATACAAAGAAGGCACTATTATTGATGGCTGTGAGTTTCAATATGATGCGAACGTAGCCTTTATTAAATTGAGAGATAACGACGTAGGTGGTAATAGCGTAACTGTATCAGTATTTGCTAATGTTGTTGTTCAAGGTGTTACTACTGGTGTTCGTGCTAAAGTTATTGCTACTGCTTCTGGTACACAAGCGGGGGCCCCAAACTATAATACATTCTTAGTTAAGTATATTGACGGCGGCACATCTAAAACTAATAAAACTTTTGGTCTTAATGAACAGTTAGTATATCTACCAGCAGATGGTGGCTCAGGACAAAGAGCTAACACTATTGCTTCTGGAGCATTTGGCTTCGGTTCTGTTTTCCATGTCGGTGGTGGCATTATCTTTCAAAAGGGTAATTTCATCAATGTAGATTCTCAAGTTATTATTCTGGACAAATATTCTACTAGGCCTTCAGCTAAAGTTGGCTTCACTACTACAGAATTAATTGTTACTTCTACTACTGATGGAACATTATTAGATAATGCAACGGGATCATATAACTATAATGCTCCTGGTGCTGATAGACTTAAATTAACTCCTACTCTAACAAAGAAAGCTCTTACTGATACTGCTAATACTACTAACTTTCTTCCTATCTTTAAAGTAACATTAGGAAATATGACCTTTGTTAATAAAGATTCACAATTTAATAGTATAGGTAGAGAATTAGCTAAAAGAACTTATGAAGAATCTGGTAACTATCAGTTAAAACAAATTAATACTCAAGTTAAAGAACATTTAAATACTGGTACTAATTTCGGCCGTTATTATGCTGGAGAAAGTGGTGATAGAAATAAACTAGCTATTGGTATCGATCCAGGTATAGCATATGTTCAAGGTTATCGTAATGAAACTTTCGCAACAGAATATATTGAAACTACTAAAGCAACAACTACTAATACTGAAAGTAGTTTGTCTGTTACTGCTAATTACGGCAATTATGTATTTGTTAATGAACTATGTGGACCATGGGATCCCACCACGTTTCAAACTGTCAGTCTTCGTAGTGTAGCTGGACTAGCACTATCTACTAGTGTAGTTGGTGCTGGTGCGGCTGCCGGCGTTGAACTAGGAACAGCTAAAGTTCGTGCAGTAGAATATTCATCTGGTGTTATGGGTAAGAAAGACGGTATTTATAAACTTTATTTGTTTGATATCGACATGAGCGTTTCTGCTAAGACCTTTGGTGATATTCGTGGATTTTACGTAAATAATGCATCTGGCCCAGACAATCTTGCTGATGCTGTCTTAGAAACAATTGTAACTGGTACTACTGGTGGTGCTTTGGTTGCCTCTACGTCTATTAGAGCAGTTCTTAAAGAAACAGATTTCAATAGAGTTCTTTTTGATCTAGGTACTAGTGCTACAAAACAAGTAAAGACTACTGCTGGTGTTGTAAATGCTACTTATGAATTTCGTGATAAAGCAGCCCTAAGTTTTAGTACTGGTGGGACGACTACAATAAGTTTAGCTGGAGTCCATGCAGGAGGTACAGAAGAATTTACACATGGTGTCGGTTCTCTTAACGATACTCAAAAAAGAACTTATATGGTTGTAGCCGATGCTACTGCTACAACGGCCAATCTTCCTGGCACTGTAAAACAACTTTTCAGCTCCATCGCCGACATTACCAACGCTAATACAATATCTGGAACTGGTACTAATTTCCTCACTAGTTTAGTAGTAGGTGATTTTATTGCAATAGCCAATAGTAGTGGAAATATTTCTGCTACTACTAAAGTTGTTTCTATCGGAAGCGGTACTAGTATAGTCACTAATCCTGCTATTTCACCCGCAGATGCACATTCTGGCGGCGCAGGAACGACATTCCATTGTATGTTAGCCGACGTGGCCACGGCTACGGCTACAGTAGCCAAAATTTTCCCATTAGGACATATATTCGATCTTACTGAAAATGGTGTTAGTGGTGTTGAGCGAACAGTGGTGATTAATAGTACTACTCAAATTACATTAGATTTAAAAGAAACTTTTACCTCTACACTTGCAGCAAATATTTTCTTTAATAATAAAAGAGAGACTGCGGTTGGTATTAGTAAAACTGTTCGTAAGAATAGAATTATTAGATTGAATTTATCTGGTGGCGCGGGCATATCTGGGCCATGGTTCTTAGGTGTCGCTGATGTCTTCAAACTTAGAGGTGTTTATGTAGGATCAACGTATTCTACATCTAATAGAAATCTAATCGAAGAATTCCGAGTTATACGAAATTCAGATGATAATGTCTATAGAACTTCTAAACTAGCTATTAAAGATACTAGTTCTGTACTCTTAAAAACAACTGATAGAGTAGTAGTAGAGTTTGATTATTTTGATCATAGTCGTTCTGGTGGTATTGGATTCACTACTATAGATTCATATGTTATTGATCCAAACGAAGCCACATCAAATACTAGTGCTATTGTTACAGCAGAAATTCCTATATATAATTCATCTAGTTCTGGTAAGTTACCTCTTCGAGATACATTAGATTTCAGACCTCGGGTAACATCTGCGGCTAATACAAACGTTAGCACAGTTGTTGGTTCAGCCGTTGATCCAGCAGAATCTATCACTATCGATGTTGATAGTGATGGTTCATATGTTCCCGTCCCAAGCTCTACATTTACAAGTGATGTAGTATATTATTTGCCGCGAGTAGATAGAGTTGTTATGGGTAGGGATGGTAAAACAAAAGTCATATCGGGTATTCCTTCTCTTACAGCATTTCCACCTCAAGAACCCGCTGAAGCTTTCACCCTTTCATTACTAGATATTACTCCATTCCCATCCCTTTCATTAGAGAATGCACGAACCTTTACTGATCCACAAACTGGTGTTCCTAGAACTGATTTAGCAGTTAAAGTAAAACCTCTATTTCAAAGACGTTATACTATGCAGGATATCTCTGGTATCGATAGAAGAATCGATAGACTAGAATATTATACTGCCTTAAATGTATTAGAAAAAGCAGCAAGAGATTTATCTATACCAGATGGTAACGGATTAGATCGTTTTAAGAATGGTATCTTCGTTGATGCGTTCTTTGGTCACAATAATGCTAATCTTACAGATCCAGCATATTCAGCATCTATAGATAAAGCTAAAGGCGAACTTAGACCTAATTTTGATTCCCAAAATATTGATATAGAATATAATTCAACATTATCTACTAACGTGACTCTTAAAGGTAAACAAATTCGCTTAGATGTATCTTCTAATACTAATTCATATCAAAACGATGATGTGGTGTATCTAGGTGGAAGTCTTGCTTCAGCTACTGCTTCTGGTACTGTAAGAACTGTAGTTGCTAATAGTAGTATTGTAAGATTATATCTACATAATGCTACTGGAACCTTTACTACTACTACTCTTAAAACTAATGGAGATGCTAAGGTTTCAACTATCTCCTCTATTCAAACTGCTGGAACAGGCGCACTAATAACATTACCGTATACTAATGATATCTATATTGATCAACCTTACGCATCTAAGTTCATTAATCCAGTAGGAGAATTATCATTCAACTGGGTTGGCGATCTTAGCTTAAATCCAGAAGGTGATCATTGGGTAGATACTACTACTCTACCAGACGTTCAATGGTCTCTTGATATGGCCACACCTTTTGAGCAGGTAGCTGCGGCAATTGGAACAATCTATGGCGACTGGAATGATGTGGGTGCGCCGAACGTAGAACGGGTGACGCACGGAATAGGCTTTATTCGGCCTCATCGAGACCGAGCCGGTATATTCGGCGCTGGCGAGGCCGCTCATGGCGCTATAGATGATGTTACTATTACTACAAAACAAGCCCAATCAAGATCAGCCCATAATCTAGCGGTACAGCCTTTTAATCGTACTCAACGTTCTGGTCCGTTTCTTACTCGTACTGATATCGTATCATACATGAGATCAAGATTAGTAGAATTTTCAGCTACTGGTATGAGACCCAATACAAGAGTATATCCTTATTTTGATAATATTCTTGTTAACGATTATGTATTACCAGCTTCTAAAACGTTTGCTAATACTGGAAGTCTTGGTGGCGCTCTAGAAACAAATGCTAATGGTGCTGTATATGGTGTATTTGTTGTACCTAATAATGGAACATTAAAATTTAGACAAGGTGAGCGTCCATTCAGATTGGCAGATATTGCTAATACTACAACTCAAGCTGGTCAAGAAACAACTTCTTCTCAAAAGAATTATACTTCTGTAGGTTTAGCTTCTTCCGAGAAAGGTATTACTTATAATACTAGGGAAGCAACTATCACTAAGAATGTACTTACAGATGATCCTAACTCACGGCGTGTTACTACAAGTACATTTAAAGGTATGGTATCACACAGAGATCCTGTAGCACAAACATTCTCGATAGGTGATTTTGAATATCAGAATTCAGATTTTGTATCTAATTCGTTTGGTAATGGTTCAGATGGAATTTTCATCTCTGCTATAGATCTTTACTTCCAGGCAAAAAGTCTTACCGCTGGTATAGCAGTAGAGATCCGTGAAGTAATCGATGGACAAATAACTGCTATAAGAGTTCCTTTTGGATTTAAAAGAATTGAATCAGCAGATGTTAATACTTCTCCTACAGGGGCAAGCCCAACACCATTCTATTTTGATGCGCCTCTATATTTGAGGGGCGATATGGAATATGCATTCATAGTCAAACCAGATGGATCTAATCCTGACTATCAACTATGGATTTCAGAGTTGGGTGGACTTGATACTGTAACTGGTGCTATTATTGATCAGCAACCAGCAGTAGGCTTATTGTTCACATCAGCTAATGATAGAACATATTCACCTAGACAGAATCAAGATGTTTGTTTCACTATTTGGAGAGCAACTTTCCAGAATAATCTAACAGGCACACCTGTCTTCACAAACGAAAATGATGAATATCTAAATGCTACACAATTCTCTAGCACTGGATTTGATATTGGTGAAAAGGTTCGTGGTGAATCAATTATTAAAATGGCTTCATCCACTTCTACCGTAGCTGTAAATGATCTGGTTACTATTGGAGCAAATACTGGTAAGGTCAGAAAAATTATCACGACGGGCGGCACCGGTTGGTTTCATGCTGATATGAAAGGTACTATTCCTAACGGTGCAACTGTAACCTTTACAACTGGAAGCACTACATATACTGGTGTAGTTTCTACTTCTGTGGTTAATACTGCTACAGGATTTATTCAATATACGGATCCGGCTCGACAATCGATTGTGGCCAATGGTTCTAGTGGTACATTTACTTCTAATACTACATCTGATAATGGTTTCTATCGTGGTCAAGTTAGTAATGCTAGTGCCCAAGTTTATTCAGTTAGAGATTATAAGTATGATGTTCTTGTACCAAAAATCTCATTTGCTAGATATGTAGACACCGATGTTGGCTTTACTGCTAATACTACAGCCAACAACTATACTCTTTCACAAACACAAACTTCATTACAACCCTTCACTGATAATATTTTCACCACTGGGGAAAAAGTTATTGCTGGGAGAACTAAAGAAATAGCATCTACTGGTGGTGCTAAAACTCTTAGAATTACGGGCACTTTAAATTCTGGTACTGATAGATTATCACCGGTAATCGATATCGGTAAAGCCCGATCAGTAACACTAGTTCATAATGTTATTAATAATTTAACCACACGCGAAATTGTTAATACTGGCCTGGCTGCTGTTAAATATATAACTAAGAATATTGTTCTTGCAGATGGTCAAGAAGCAGAAGATCTAAAAGTATTAGTGAGTGCATATAAACCACCAGGAACTAATGTCGATGTTTATGTTCGTGTGCTAAACGCAGAAGATAGAGATGATTTTAGTGATAAACATTATACATTATTAACTCAAGTTACAGATACTGCTTTAGAATCTAGTATTGTAGATACAGATAACTTCTTAGAATTTGAATATGGATTTCCTTCTTCAAATGCTAGTTTATTGGGGGCATACAAAAATAGCGGTAATAATAATGTTATTAGATACTACAATAGTTCTAACGCCTACTTTGATACCTTTAAGACTTTCTCCGTGAAAATTGTACTAAGAAGTTCTACCGGTTCTCATGTCGTTCCGAGAGTTAAAGATCTCAGAACTATAGCATTACAGGTATAATAAGTATGAAAACCAATTATCTTAAAGTAGAAGAACATCCAGATCTCGTTAGAGATACTCAAACTAATGCTATTTTAAATACAAATAACGACTCGCTTTCTGCTTATAAAAAACGTAAAAAGCATTTTGTAAAAGTTAGCAATATGGATGATAAAATGAAACACATGGATGAAAGACTAATAAATATTGAAAACCTCTTATCATCACTAGCAGAGAGATTAAATAACTAATGCCTACATTATTCTCTGAAG